TGCCTGGGAAACTGTTGTCAATGATGCCGCCTTTTTCCGGCGCGGTCTTGATTTTCTCGGATATTTCCTGCGCGGTCCGTCTTGCTTCAGATACTCGGTTATCCAGCTTGTGGATATATTTCTGCTTCAGTTCAAAGCGCTGCATTTCGGTCATCTTGTTGTACTCTTTACGCGTCACGCCCATTTCCTTTAATGAACGGTCCGTCATAGAGAACTTGTCAGACTTCCGTGCGTCCTTCAAATCTTGCTCGTCAAATTCAAGCTGTCTGTTTATCTGGTTAAGGTCCGCTTCAAGCTGTGCCTTTGTTTCCTTCGGTGCGATGCCAAGCTCCTGTTTGATCCGGATCTGCTCGTCGTTAAGCTCTTTAAGCTCCTGCTCCAGCGGTTCCAGGTCTGCTTTTGACTTGCCCTTCTTGCGCGCGTTTTGCAGATGCTTCTGTACGCCCGCTGCTTTTTTCTGCGAAGCGTCAAGCTGTGCGCGCAGATCGTCCTGTTTTATGACTTTATTTGCCGTTTCCTCGGCAGCTTCAGCCGCTTCCCTGATCCCGGCCTTTTCTTCTTTAAGTGTTTCGATACGATTATTAAGCGCCTTCTGTGTTTTCGGCATGTTCTTCGTATCGACGTCTGCAAGGTCGCTCTCAGCTTTAGCGATCTTTTTATCTATCTTTTCTTCTTTACGTGCAAGGTCAGCCTTTTCAACATCGGCTTTTGCCTTTGCAACATACTCAGATGAAAACTCATTGTTTGCAATGGCCGCTTTGCCGGTGCCTTCGTCCTTCATGGCCGACTTCAGCTTGTCGTAAAGCTCTGTATATTGTTTCTTATCTTCGTAGGTTGCTGTCCCATTCTTCATTTTGGTGCGCAATTCTACGAACTTGTTGACATTCTTTCTGGTAAACGCCATGCCAGCGCCTTCCAGCGCTCCGCCGGCGCCAACTGTGATAGCCGTATTAAAGCCCAGCCATTTAGCGACTTCCTTTTTATCGACCTTGCCGTTCTCATCGGTCGCCATTTTGATAGCGTCGGCCACGTTGATAGGCGTTTCAGCGACAAGCTCCCCTGCTCTGTTCTTTGCGAACTGCTTAGCGATCTGTTTACGTCCGGCGCCTTTAGCAAGATTCTTGCCCGCGGTCCCGGCAATAGCACGACCGGCAGCGCTCGTTTTATTAAGGCCAAATGCTCCGGCCATTCCAGCGCCATATCCAAGCATATACGCACCGGAATCTTGAACATTCTTTATACCGCGCTTTGCTTCCTTGTTGTAGGTGCCGACGGAACCTTGCCAGATATCGCCGTAGCCGCTGCCTTGCATAAGACCATACGCAAACTTAGACTTAACACCACTTGCGACGGTCTTTGAACCGACTTTCTTATCAATGCCCAGCGCTTTAAGGTACTGCGTCCCCTGCTCCGGCCCCATACGTGAAGCGACTTCAACGGCCTGGATCTCGGCAGGTGTCAGCGCATTGACAGAATGAAGCTCATTTTCCTTCTTGACTTGCGCATCTATCTGCTTGTTGATATCGTCCTTGACGGTTTTTTTCAGGTCCTTGTAAGAATTGCGCCGGTATTCCTTGCCTTCTTCAGACTTCATCCATTCGTTGATCTCATCTTCGGACCAGCCCAGGTCCTTAGACAGATGGTCGCGCCAGCCCTGTCTGTTCTGTGCCTTCAGCTCCTTCTGCGCATTAGTCCAGTCCTTGCTCTGATAGTACGCGTCTTTTTGTAATTGCTTTTGCACTATCGTTTCAAGAGGATTGTTGAACTTTACAGTTTCTTCTTCCTGTTTCGTGCCAAGACCGGTCCTTCCGGAACCTTTCTTGTAGGCAGACTTCGCATCCTTCTTCGCATTATATGTGCCAAAGTTATATATCGTTTGTGGCTGCGTCGTAGGCTTCTGCTTCTTCGGCTGTGATGTAACAACGCCCTTTTTCTGCTGTGTGGATCGTGCCTTCACTCCACGCTGGTATGCTTCTTGCGCCGCTTCCTTGTTCGATTTTTTAGGTTTTGGTTTCGGCTTTTGTGGCTGCGTAGTTACTACGCCGCGCTTCTTCGCCTTCTTCCGCGCCTTCTTACCCCTATTGTAAGCATCTATTAATGCCTGTGATGCCATGATAGCACTCCTTAATATTTCTTCTTATGCTGCAATAAGTAAGCGATCCTCGCATTGATGATCTGTTTTTCAAGCGGTGAGGACGCATGTTTAAGCGCGTTCTTCAATGCTTTACGGCTGTATACCTTCGCATACTTTGCGGTCAGCCGGTCGGTCCGCTTCTGGTACATATCCTGCTTGCGCTGGTACTCGATCTGGTCCCTGTTCTCAATAAACTGCTGGCGGGCAGAATCAATATTCTGCTTGTAAGCAAGCTTGTTTGAATTGGCCGTGTTCTCAATATCCCGCACGTTACCGGAATAAGTAGAGTTAATAAGATTACGATTATTGCCGTACTGATTAGTCAGCTTCAAGTTGGCCGATTCAGTCATGCCGCCGCGAATACCGGCCATAGCAAGGTTCTTGTCAAGCGCAAGCTGGTTTTGCTGGCTCTGGATATACGCCTGGCGCAGATCATTCTGCTGCTTTGCTAATGCTTCGCTTTTCTGACGCCGCACATCTTCATCAACGCTTTTAACATAATCGTCATAAAGCTTGTCGTAAGCGCTGGTGTCAACATTGATTAATGCCATCGGTTTTCTTCTCCTTTGCAAAATAAAACCGCCCTTTCAGGCGGCTTGAAAATTATGTATATCGCTGATAGATTTCTTCCTGCTCTGCGAGTATAAAAGAAATATCATAGACAATGTTATCTAACTGCATCTGCTTCTTGTATGCTTTGCTTAATTCCTCGTCAACTGCATTTACAAACTTTGAGAAATACAGCGCAGCGGATATCTCATTCTGCATATACAGTTCTTTACACATCTGCTCGTATAATTCCTTTGTCTTTTCTTCCCATTCAACCCACTTCATAAACCCGTTTTTAACAGCGGTCCGTTTTGTGGACGCGTCCACTTCCTGCCGGTAATATTTATACCAGCTATCCGGTATAACGTCTGGCCGCGTCATGGTCCCAGGCTGGATCAGCATATTGTAATGTCTGATATAGTAAGAGCAAAGATCACGGTACCCTTTTGTTTCTTCTTCGTAATGGTGTTTATGGGCCGCCTTGTAACCTTTTAGGGCAAGGAAGTCCCAATATCGCATCATCTCATCGTGGAATACCATTCCTTCAAGCATGTGTGTTTTTATTTGCGAAAAAATCTCCTGTGTTTCCATGTTCTCTCCTTTTCTAATAAGAAAGAGGGCTTTTGCCCTCAATCTTATGCTCCGGTTGATGGTGTCGTCGTTGTAGTGCAGGTACAGAACGGTGCTTTGCCGGCATCATATACCCATGCGTTAGGGTATCTGACTACTCCGGCTACTGCGTTCTGAAGCTCCAGCGCGTTGACCTGTGCCTGTAACGCTTCAATCTTGTTCTGCGAGATCGCGTCAAGAATCTTCTGCGTCTGTGCAGTCGTGTTTGCGTTGATCGCGGCAGTATTCATAGCAGCATCATATCTGTTCTGTGCAATTTCCATCTTTGTTGAGCAGCAACACTCATTGATGTTTGAGATGGTCTGCTGCTGCATCATTGCAACATTGCTGATATCTCTTGCAAGCTCTGAATATTTATCGTTCAGGGCGTTAAGAGTATCATGGAACGTCTGATTTGTGGCCGCCACACTCTGCGCTGTGCCGCCGGTAATAGAGTTCATAATATCTCTGTTCTGGTCTTGCAGATCATTGAAGTTAAACCCGTTCTGCATTGCGTCCTGTGTTACGGCTGCATTGCCATAGCCAAGTCCGCCAAAACCGCCACCGGCCAGGATCAGAAGCGCGAATATCCACATAAACGCTTCGCCACCAAAGCTGTTATCTCTATTCATAAGAGCAACATCACTTGCGGTAAGTCCACTATCCATTTGCAGTTCTCCTTTCTAAAGATTTATATGTAATTGCAATTACCTACGAATCATTGAAAGGATCGCTTCGGGATCCACGCCCTTAGCGGCCGCAAGCTGATAAAAAGCAGACTTCGGATCGCCCGTCCTGTTTACAAGGTCCATTACCTGTCTAACATTTTGGTTCGTTTCAGCCAGGCTTTTAAGCATCTGTTTCGGATCTTTCGCATTACGGGCCATATCCATTATCATTTTTGCATTTTGAAAGTTGTTATTATACATATCGCGATCTCCTTTCATACATAGTATAGCGAGAGAAGTTCTATCCCATGTATCACAAAAGGACCGCGAAAGTATTACTAAAGTATCATTCCGATTTTCTTTAGTGCTTTTCTGTGTCTGCGTTTGATGGTTGATTCACTATAACCGAGTGTATCTCCAATAAGCCGAAAGTCTTGCCCTTGCAAATAGTGAAGTCTTAGTATGATCCTATCTTCGTCTGTTATCGTTGCACTCTCTATTAGCTCATTGAAAGAAGATACACCCGGTATTTGTTTTAATTTGTTTCTGGTATCTATATGTTCACTCATAACGGCCGGCCGCATGTTGGGCAAACACGCCGTTTTGCAGAAGCTCCCTTAACGTATGCGGCCTTTACAGTATTTTCAGGCTTCTGTGTCCTCGGCTTGAATTTCCGGACCGTTGTTGTAGTTGTTGTTATCGTCTGTTTAGCGCTCATTTAGTACTCCTGTCTTGTGCGTCATCATTATATTGGTTCCCGTTGACAATGTTACCATCGTCGCCTTCGATTGACTGTTCTGTTTGTGTGGTCGTCGTTGTGACGGTTTCCATCTGCGATTCATAATATAGAAATGCTCCGACAATAAGAAGGTTCATAACGATTACGGCTATCAAGGCAATAAACAAAAACCTTGCTTCTTTCTTCTTGTATTCAAGCATATCCCTGAATAATTCTAATAGTGCCTTATCTTCCATTAAGTTGTCCTCGGCTCTCAATCAGCCAGTTATCAAGCTCGTCTATTTCTTTTTTGATCTCGCCACTATGGTTGCCTTCTTCTAAATGGAACAAGACCGTTCTGTGACTTTTAATCAGCATATTAAGGCTGTCCGTCAGGTCGGCAAGAACATAGTCTATCTTGTCAAGCTTGCTTTTGTCATTAGCAAGGAATCTGTCATGGGCTTCAAGCTTTGCGTTTATCTCGTCTAATGGTTTTAATAATGCCTTTTTTGCTGAATACAGAATTTTGACCGCAGCTCCTAAAATGCTGATGCACGAAGCGATGTATATTACTGTCGCTAAATCAAGTTGTATCGTCATTGGTCTGTCCTCAAATCTCTATAGAATGATAATTCATTACTCGTCTTAATGTCCTTGCCGAATCCTGCTCTCGGTATATGGATAGCTCCAAATACTGAAGTTCAGGTGGCGGTGCTATTTCGTACTCATTGCGGAAACTATAACCGCCAGGTGTCAAATTTGCATCTACCACTATCTCTTTATATGCAACGTGTCTTGCCGTGTGCTTGTTTCGTTCTATTCTGATACGGCCGTTAGGCGTATACCCCGGCGTATGACTATGCCCTGATATTCCAAAATCTGCACAATCAAAGCACCCCATGAATCTGTGGTTCTTGTTCTTTGAAGTGCCATGCACCGTGACCCCATAGAACACGGCTTGTTGCTCGTTCTTTATTTTGCCAAACTTGTACCTTGTTATGGCTACGTTTTCTCTGTACTTATCTTCAATTCCCCATCTAACGCATAGGTCGTATAAAGGGCAAGTGCCGACTTCCCTTGTTATACGCTCCTCGTGATTCCCCGGAACACACGCAGAAATTTTATGTCGTATATCGTAGAACAAATCATAGATATACTCAATCTGTTGTTGCGGTTGCATCGTGGCCTTGTAAACATTTGACTTGGAGTTTTTCAAACCAAAATCTCCTAAATCGCCACAGATCGCTACCACTCCATACGGATCGTCATGTATGATTTGTATCTTCTTCTTTATCGCTTCTTCATTGAATTGCGGAGAACCCACATGAACGTCACCTATTGCGTATACGTTTATATGGTCTTGCTCTAATGGGAAATCAAGAGTTATAATCTCTAAATCATTCCTCATATATCTCCCACCCATACACTCCTGGTTCCCATACATTATAGTCTGTTAAAGATACCCATATAGAACCGTTATGTCTCACCTTGTCCCCTTTCATGTAAGGATTGGTGCTGGACGGCTGTTCCCATTCAGGAATTTCTTCCGCTGATACCTTTGCCCAAAGTGACGGAGCGTCAGGCGGTATCCATGTACTTTGCGAAGTGTGAGCTTGTAAGCACTTGTATAGTGTGTCCTCATAGTTTACTCTGTTACCGATGGTATAGGATATGCCCTCTTTCCATCTTGGGAACAATTCTGCACACTCCATAGCTTCCAAATCTTCAAGCTGTGATGTAAGTAGCTCTATCACTTTGCGGAGCTGTCTTGCTCTGTCTACTATGTTCATTGTTCTTCTCCCATCATGATACGTCCGACTTCTTCATAATCTCCGTCCTCAATAGGAATAGGAATGTCCGTTTCTGTGTACGTTCGCCCCATCTCTATCGGGTCTATCGCTTCTTCATAGTCTGCTTCAGGGAAACCGCCGTGTATGTATACGCCTTTGTCGGAGTAGGTTCTTATTAAGTTATCGCCGTATGGTTCTTGTACTATCATGTCTATTCTCCTTGAATCTTGTTCTTGATGGTTGATGATGACCAGTTAGAAGCCGCCTTGTATGTGTCTACCGATGCTGACGGAACATAGATAATACAATCGCTTTGGATGTTGCTGAAAGTGCCAGATTGTATACTTGGCGGCGTAGTTGAATAGAAATGGTATTCCTTCATGTTGTAACAGTTGTAAAAACAATACGTTCCCAATGACGTTACCGTATCAGGGATATACGCCTTGACTAACCCTGTGCAAAAATAAAAACAATAAGTCGGCAAAGATGTAGTCCCGCTTTTTATATGCAATTCTCCACCCAATGAATAGCAATACCCAAAAGCACGAGCGCCAAAAGATGTAAAAGGGAATTGGCAAGATACAATACAACTATTTTCATAGCATCCATACTCCCCAATAGACGTTACCGTTGATGGAATAGCTACCGATTCAAGAGAATAGTTAGCCTGTATGCCATAATCCCCAATGGAAGTCAGCCCACTTGGGAAAGAAACCGATTTGAGCGATGCGTTGTAATATAATCCATAAACATCAATGCTTGTAATACCGCTTGGGATAGTTAAATGTTTTAGCAATGTGCAAGTTGAAACACAATATTGTGGCAAGGTTGTGTTTGTCAATGAGCTTGGTATAGTTATTGTTTGCAGATTTCGGCAATATTTCAAGGCATAATTTTCAAAGGAACAATTTGTGCCAATTCGCACGTTTCTTATCCATGATAAATAGAAATAACTTCCAGCATTGTTGGAGCTGTTGCGAAGTAAAAATGATCCATAGTTATAATCTCCCAAAATAGCATACGTTCCGCTTGTCCTAGATATTTTGATAGTGTATTCCCCACCTGATGAGTATGTGTGACCTTTTTTGACCTTTGTTGTTAAACTTGAACCTGATAGCGATTCTGCCGCAGACCCATCTCCCCAATCTATACTGACAGTACCATTAACACCAAGGCCAAGGTCAAAGGTTGCTCTCGTCGCATCGAAAAAAGCAATGTCAATTTCCGTTGCGCCACTTGCTGTAACATACATCTGTCCAACATCACACTTGCCCTGTGCAGTTACTTCTGTATTTATCTGTGCTACTGTGTAGTTCCACCCTTGTGCAGTTAAGCCTGTATGTGACGGATTAGATGGCAGAGATTGCGTATTCGCCCATTCCTGTGCGGTATATGATTCTACGATAGTTCCGTCATAGTCAAAGAAGTTGATGTCTTTGCGTTCCTTTGGTGTAGAACCGCCGCCGCCTGATCCTGTTCCTGTTATCTTCGTGCCGTTGACGTATGCGGTCTTGCCACTCAAAATGTCGGCTGCCGTTGCGTTTGCATCTGTGGTATCGTCAAACTGTGCTGTGCCACCGCCTGTTTTCGGCAACGTGACGGAAGGTACATCAGGATATGAGTTGCCTAATAAGGTTATATTTTGTGCCATATCGCACCCCCTTATGAAATGCTCAATACCTTTGTGCCAGCGTCTTGTGTTACCGTTGCGGAAGTAAGCGAACCAGCGACACCGAAGATAGTAACTCCTGACTTGATATTGCTTGCGATAAGGTCAGCATCGCCTGAAATGGTCTGCGCCCCGGTCAGGTATGTACCGCTTGCGATGGATTGATCGGACGTACCAGGAGTGATTGTCGCCGCCGCTTTGGTCGTGACAGATGCCGTGAGTGATACAGATGAATTGCCAGCCGTACCGCTTGATACATACCCAGCCGTTGTTACGGACGGAGTAACGGAAACTGTCTTGGATAACGTGATGGTATTAGTGCCAGTAGAAACAGTAGCACTTGTACCGCTGATTGTTGACGGTGCTGTTACACTACCACTTGCCACGCTCTTGGTGTTCTGCGATGCGTAGTAGCCAGCCGGTACAGTAACCGTATCGCCTGATGCAGTAATGTCCGTGCTTGTCTTTGTGGCGATCGTGCCAGTATATTTTGTGCCTTTGGCATACGCAGTATTGCCTGACAGCATTTTGTCACCGCTGTTTAGTGTAGCATCGGAAGTATCAAAGAACTCCGCAACGTCTGTTGGATCGGAACTCAATGGTATCTCAATGCTTGGTACATTGGAATATGTAACTCCATTAATAACAACTGATTGTGCCATTTTTATTCTCCTATGATACTGTTAGAACCGAACCGTCCCATGTGATAAGCCCATAGTTGGACGGAATCGGATTGATAACTACATTCTGTGTAAGTGTCTTGTTCATGGTGTATAGTGTTTGCGTTTGATTCGTAGGCGTTACGGAATACGAGCCGTCATAATCGCCTGATATAACACCACGCAAACTACCGACAAAAGACCCACCGCCATTGATTGCGCCAAGTAACGAACCATTTGTGGATAGTGAGCCAACGAGCGAAGCGGAAGAAATTATTTTGCCTTGCATAATTACTCTCCTTTCGCCACTTCTCCCCATACTCTGAATGTTGGGGAAATCGCATCGGTTTTCCCTATGATTGTAAATACGCCATTAGCGTTTGCAAGTTGAACGTCAAACACATAGTCCCCAAACTTGATGAGTGCTGGTTCGCTGCCGTCCATGACTATATTTCCATTGGCATCTTTCTGATACCAATTTGTCGGATCTGCGCCAATAGTAATAGTCCAAAAATCGTCATCAGTATTTAATGCTGTTTTCTCTGTTTCGATTTCAAACAAAGGCGTCGCACCGTATTTCTTCGCAACAGCAAACTTTAACTTATCGCCAGTAGACGGAGAGTATGTTGTCCCTTCATCGTCTTTCGCAGAGAACACAATGGACGCAGTATCGCCTCTTGTTATCTCTATTAGCATTGTGCTTGTGTCAATGTTAAGCATTTTATTTCTCCTTTGCCCTTAACACTTGCAGAGTGTCATGCTTTACGTTTGATGCGTTATAGATTTTCTTGTCTTTCTTAATTGCCGGGAACCTGGACCCACGCCCGGCTTCCGCTATCTTGTTCTTGCCATAGTAGAAGAACGTGTGCTGACCGCCATTGGTTTTCTTGTACCGGATGATGTCACCTTTTTTAAGGAAGCCGTCAGGAATCTTCTTGCCATGCAGTACAACACGGAACTTGTTGGATTTAGGGAATGATTCTCCCCTTCCTCTTAATGCCAAGAAATCCTTATCAATCCCTGCCATTCTTACTACTGTGGAAACGAAATAACCGCAATCGCTCTGACTAATGCGTGCGGTCTTGTGCATATATTTTTTAAGTGCCTTGCGATATGACTTCCGTGCGTGTCCCTTGTGGTATCTCCACAGTTTACCCTTTGTGCCTTTTGGGTACGCAAGCTTGTCTATCGTTTTGACAATCTTTTCTGCTTTTGTTTTCTTCTTTGGCGTTCTTACATGGGCAAATACCCAACATACGAAAGTGCAACACCACGGATAGGCAACTCCCCTTACGTCTTTCCCATAGAACCATGTGTTATACCTGACATGGTTTGAGTTTTTCGGAGATTCTTTCGTGCCTACCTCTTTTAAGGCTGTCTTGACTACCATATCAGGAGTTACCGACTTTCCATACTTCGGACGGAAAATGTAATTGACAACACCCTTGCTGCGCACTCGCTTCATTACCGCACCGCCATTGCAAGCATCTGAAGTTGACGTATTCCCTTCTATGACATACAAGGTCGTTCCGCTGATCTTATAGATGATTCCTATGTGGTCTGATGTGCCGTTGTGGCTGAAATCGTACAAAACAACATCGCCACGTTTAGCCTTACTGAAAGGTACTGTCATTTTCTTTTTGATCGCCCAATCGCCCATTTCAGAGCAACTGGCGGTCTTGATAGGAAGTATCTCTAATGCGTTAATCATCTTCTTCCTCTCTTTCTGCTTCTTCCACTACTGCGTCAAGCAAATCTTCCAAAGTAGCATCGCCTTCTTTCGCAAGGATCTTGGCTTTACGCATTGCTTTGGTAAACTTCTTCGCTGTGGAAGTGTAGTCCTGGTTCCAGTAATGGGAAATAAACCACATAACTCCGCAAGCAATAAGTGTTGCTATAGAAGTGATTACTTCCTCATCTACTGTTAAGTTTGTTTTGCAAATCGTATTGATTACGAGCAAAATAAAAGCGATCGCTGAAGCAATCGCTGTGATTAAAGTTTTATTCATTGTTCCCTATACCTTCCTTATGCCAATTATCATTCCCGGTATGCAGTAGCCGTTGCTCGTATTGTTGTTGTTATAATGCCCAACATCAAATACTACGCCACTTGCTGACGAACTGACTTCTCTGTACCCATAGTTTCCATTCCCGTAAAAGAATAACCGACCATCCATGCCAAATTCGACCCGTGTGCAGAACTGTCTTCCCGAACTGTTCAAGTACCAATATATCTCCAAAAAGTCACACGCCCCAAGCTCCGTATTGTTTGCCAGTACCGTTTGACTTGCGAAGTTGCTTGTCGGGTTGCTGTTTGTCCACAACACTTTTTTGCTCTCTGTGAACCATGAGCCGTCAGTAAGAACCTTGCCCCGAAGTGATATTGACGTATCGTGGCATACTGCGTCATACGAGATATTATTTATCCATGCGGTTGACGTATTGGTCTTAAATGTAAATGTTCCGTCACCGTCATACGTGCCGGTAATCGTAATGCTGTTCTTCGTTGCTGTTTTGGTTTCTGACGTCCCTTTTGTGAACGTCATCGTTGCACTATACAGATACGAGCCGAAATTGTTAAATACAGCGATAATAGAAGAACCATTTGTCAAGTTGGATATATCCTTGATGTAGTACGTCTTTGCTGTTGTGGTTATCTGGTCGTTAAGCGCATAACTAATCGAACGTGATTGTAACGCCCCGCAAGATGCAACTCTGAACCCCGTAATACCTTCTGGCGTTCTTACGTCGCACCCGTCTGTGCCAAGTGATGCGACTTCATGTGCATTGCTGACAACTCTAAAACCCCTTGCATTGATGCCAGTATAATCAGTTCCTGGATTGTTTTCTGCGTGTACTGTTATGCCGTCTGCGTCAATTACAGTAATGTTCTTTCCTATTTGTGTGTCCGTGTAGTCGTGAGAAGCCGCAGCCGTTTCATAATCAGCACCATCGTATAGCGAACCAACTGTGATCGTGTCTGTTTTGATCTGTGTCGCTGTTACGGAATTAGCGTACAGTTTCCCACCATCTATGTAAGTATTGTCCGATGCGTGTACCCATTTAGAAGCATAGGTTTCACTTGACAATTCTCTTACTGTGCTGAACGATACGGAGTTATCAACATGGACGTATTTCTCGCAAGTGTAGAAATACCTATCACGCTTCGGTTCAGGCATCACATATTCCCACGCATTGTCTGTTGAAGCACTTGTGCCTATGGAAGTGCTTGTTGAGATGCTTGGGGCAGAATGAGTAGTAGACCGATAATAAACCGATACTGTGGTAGTGACGGCAGCTGATTTGTCTGCCTTGTTATTGGCTACTGTATCGTCCGTATAGTTGGATGCAAGTTGCCAATCAGATATAGCAAATGAACCGCCACTCGCCTTTGCCGTATTACATCTTAAAATGTCATCGGAGTATGTAACACCGCCTGAATTGTATGTAGCGTTTACCCACATATCGCCCTTGTCATAAGGTGGCGTAGGCTGTGAGTAGAAGATCCGTTTCTTCTCGCCCAACGTGGTGAGTGTGTCGCTTACCGTCCCCTGGTTCCCAAAGTTTGAGGATGTACTGATCTCCCCGGTTATCTGTAACTGCGACCCATTCCACTTCAGACCTTTATTCGTCTGACTTGACCAAAGCTGGAAGCTACCGTCATTCAGATTGAAGTAGTTGTCCGTTAATGTAGCCTTGATTATCCCGGTCTGTATCGCACCGCCATTGACGGTAGTCCAATTACCGTTATTGGTATTGGCTACCGAATCAACGAACGTGAATACCCCTTGCATTAATTGTACTTCTGCGACCGGAGATTGATTCAGTACTTTACCGCCCTTGTAGGTAATCATTTTGTACCAAATCTTTTTGCCGTCATCATTCGCTTTTAAGTCAGGAAATGTTTCTGACCAGTTAGGATCGTCAGGCAATGGCTCGTCCACGGCAGCCTGATAAAACATCTTCACCGTGATGGTATCCATCATCGTATTGGTCTTGAGGTCGGCTTGCTCACGCTTCAGGATCTCTTTCTGCAAACTTGCTGACAGTACGTTGAACTGTGCAAGTGACTTCTTCTCCGTCTTTTCAAGAGCCGATATTCTTTTTTCAAGCTGCGGTATCGCAGACTTGTAATCTTTTCTATCTAATGTCATTTCTTTGCATAATTGCCAACGGTATAAGACTTAATAATCTCGTCTATACCAAATGGCCCGGTTGAATCATCGCGAATAATAAACTGCAATCTCTTGTACTTCTTGACTTTTTTCTTTGCATAAATCGAAACAGGGAGCGTAACTTTAGGATTGTCAATATTAGCTCCCTTGATAAGCATTGGCTGTTCTTCGTCTTTCTTTAGATAAACCAATGCAGACGTTCCATCTTCCGGCAGAAGCGATACAACATTCCCCTTTTTTTGCAAGGTTTTGTAGTAATGCAACGCCCCGTCATCGTCTGCAATCGTGGACCATTCCGCAAAGATGTTTTCCCCGTTATCGGAATACGGATCGGGATCAGTTTTCTTCTTGAACCGGCAGATGTTTCCGTCAAAGTCAGAGAACCACAATTCTCCGTCATAGGAGAACAAAGTCTTTGCCGGTACGTTGTCAAGGAAGTAACATTCATAGACTAAATTAGTCTTTGTATTGCCCCATGAATTGCGCTGGTTCCCGTCAAGTACATACACGTGGTTATTGACCGCAAGCATATAAAAACCATTCCATACAAAGCTATACGCATCTTCCAGGTGAGGCTCAGTCAAAAGCTTACCGTTTACAAAGAAACTCCTATCCTTTACTCTTGATTGCTCATTCTCGCTTGGTTCGATCGCCATTATTCCCCTTGGGGATAAGAACAATGTTTCGTCGCCAAGTACGTTGAAACAATACTTACCCAAAGCCCCAACACCGGCTACGCATGGTTTTGTTGCAAAAGTCGTTTCATCATCAAAGCTTGTCGGATAAATTAGGAATACGGACGAATCAATAGACTTACTTTGTTTTACTACGCCTAAATAATCGCCCACCTTGACAAGCCCCATGACTTGCGTATCGTTTGAACCCACTTCAACGAAGTTAGTATCCGGCATATACGTAGGATCGTTGACTGCTGAATACCACACTCTTGATGAATAGTCTGGCAGCTTGCAGCCGCCGATGAATATATTATTAGCAAGGCCGGTAGAATAGTTCGCTACTCTTGTAGTATTGAATATAGCTACCTTGTCCTTTACTTCTGCGTCCGTATAATAATTATAGACAATCTTTAATGTCGCGTTAGCTTCATGCGACGTTGGATCGTCAACGTACTTTTCAGTTAACGTAACAGGTATGGACCAATGCGTGGAATCTGTTATCTCTATATCCCATCCACCATCATTAGGGAGTAGAACAAAGACGTCATTATTTAAAGTAGAACGTGCGTAGTCTTTCGCATAGATTTTTACTCTTGCCTTGTTGTCAAAGATATCTGGAAGCGGCTGCCCGCTTACAGATACGTTTCGTTTCCATTCCTTGTTGTATAAAGCCGGGACGGTCCATCCCCTTTTGATGTTGTGTGCGCCGCTTACAAATTCACAAGTATAGGTATACTCGTTCATTTCATTGATCGTGTTGTCAAGATACGCGTGGAAATTCTGCTTTGGAATTACTAACGTATAAGGGAACATGATTGTATTATCTGCGTCATCCTTCCATGTAGGCGAAATGGTTACACCGTCCCTTTTTACAGTAATAGAATCAATCGTAGGAAGGCCAGGTACATCATCGTTCTTGACTACACGAAGCGTCATGTACGCGTCGGTCGTTACGTCCCAATAAACCTGATCGTTACGCTCCACCTGGAACTGTATATACGGTGCTTTAGACGGATTGATAGCAAGGTCGAAAGAAAGGGTTTTGTCCTCACCTGAGAAAATGGTCTGGTCGAAACATGTGTCGAGCTTGATTGTGACAACCTTTTTCTCGCTTAATGGTCGCTCATACTTGAACCATCCATAGTCTATATAGGTCTGTTTAGTAGTTGTTGTTGCGCCCTTAAACTCGGCTTCTGCCGTTTTAAGGTTTCCTTCTGTATCATACACAGAAACCTTAACAGGCGAAAGCGTTACCTTCTCTGCTTTTGTCTGAAGTCCGGCCGTGAAATTGATATAGAAATAATCCGTCGTTTCATAGATCGAATATGAGATCCAGCCACGGATATAATATTTTTTGCCAGAAGGAAGATGCTTCCCGTTATATACAAGCTTTTCAGTTGCTATTGCGTAGTCCGTATAAACGGTCTGTTCCGGTACCGTAACAACAACATCTGATTGTTTTGGCCCGTCTTTGCCCTTGATCGCTTCGTAATTCTGTTCTGAAGTATCTGTACCGTCAGTAGGGATAACATATCCTTCAGGCACGACTATTGATTGTGTCATAATATTTCTCCCCCTGCTTCAGCGATTTCTTCCGGCGTCATGTGTCTGCCGTCCCTGATGTTATTGATAGTCGGAATCCAATACGGACATGAAGTGTCTGTTCCGTCACCACATTCAGGACAGAAGTTTGCCCTTGCTTCGTACAAGTCAAACACTCGCATCTCTTCAGGTGTCATGTGCCGTGAGATGCCGAATATATCTATGTGCCAGTACGGACAATCAGGATCTGTACCATCTCCACAGACCGGGCAGAATTGCTCTCTCGCTTCGTAAAGCTCAAATATCTCTATTTCTTCCATCGTCATGTGGCGGTTCTGACTTGTTATCCAATACATACACGAAGTGTCTGTAGCATCAAAGCATATAGGGCAGTACGCAAGCTTCGTTGGCGCTGGCGTGGCCGTGAAGGTTGATTCTGCTATATCTAAAGATTTAGACGACGTACTTACTGCGTTTCTCTTGTACTCTACTCTGATAGCGTCCGCGCCATCAATAAGCGGAAGCCACGGCTCATAGAACAAAAGATATGAGTTACCACTTACCGGCGTTTTAAGAACGACTGGAACGGAAGATGAAGGCGTACCACTTGTTGGGATCGTATCATACGTCGTATCAAATTGCGTGTTACGTGATACATATACAGTCATCCCGGTAGAATTAGCAAACGGTTTAGGAAGGTTTATCCTATACTGATCGTCGATTTTTACGGTAATGGTGTCGCTGTCCGATATTTCCTGATCGGTATGCAGCGCAATACCATACGACGATATCTGTACCTGGTCGCCGCCAAGAAGCCATGAATGATCGTCCGTTGAGTAGATGAATTGAAAGTCATCTTTCATCGCGATATTAGATAGAAAAATCGCAAGGTCTACGTCTACCGTTGCGTACGGATCATTCGCAATGCTGCATCCCGGATTGCCAAGTTCATCTTTCAAAAACAAGTACGTATTGTTCTGAAATTCCTCTGCGATATAATCCGACAGCATATTAATATCTTCAAGCTCCTGGCCCGTTTCATGCTTTGCATCTACGGAAATATTAACTCTCGGTATATAAGGCTCTTTTAATTCCCATGCAAAGGCTTTTGCTTCCATGTGGTAGTAATACTTCCAAATCTTGAAACCGCCATAGCAATAAAAGGCGTTTTCTCCCGCCCCTTCAAAGAAGAAAGCACGGTCTTTCGCTTCATATTCAAGCAAAGACGAATCATAGGAAATATACCCGCCATTCTTCGTTACAGGGGAACCATTTTCTGTATAAGTCCAAGTAATATCCTTTGAGGACAAAAGTTGATTCTCTCTGTAAATGAAAAGGCCGTGGTTCGTGAAGATAAAGATGTGGTCCACGCCGGCGATCTCAAAGTAATGGCACTTCCAGATCGTAATATCAAGTGGTGCCGGTGCTGTGTTATCCGTGGCGTACTTGTTGGCAAGCTGAGATGCAGTTATCTTTATCTCCCATCCTGTCCTTTTAAAAGGTTTCCCCGCTTCATCCGGAAGCATATTCGTCCCGGTCGCGGTACGCCTGTACCAGATATTGGACGGATCATTCGTGTAGTCTACGCCAGCAAAATTCGTGTAGATCGTTGTATTTATTTTTGGTTCTTTCGGAATATTCAAAGGCATTTATATACCACCCTCAATGATTTTGACGCGTGGCCGGTTCAGGTCGGCCATCATAGCATTGACGCGCTGTTCGTAAAGGTTATAATACTGCGCCGCCTTGCTCGGCTCGTCATCAAGCCAAATAAAATATGCAGCAAGCAGCGGAACAAGATGATGCACTTTCTCCGGCAGCGGAATAGTCCTTGCGTTCTGCAACGCGTTACTGTCAAGCTGTGACGCGTCATAATAAACAAACGGAGTATGTGACGCCTTGTAAAAAACGCGATAGCTTCCGGCATTGCCTTTAGTGAAAACCTTTAACACGCGGGCGCTTTCTATTTCAAAGTCATTAAATTTTGAGTAAGTGACTTCATCATCTTTCTCAAACTCGACAGGAGTATCCGCAAAATCAAGAAAATCAGAAACCACCATGCCCATATCAACATCAATGACCGGATCATCGTCATCCGCTACGCTAAACTCATACGTTTTGACGTTTGGGCAGACTTCAAGGTTAATCGTTGTAATGGCGTCATTGATTGAATCGGGGACAAGGGAACCGAAGTCGTTTACTTCTTCCAGATCGGAAAACCCAAGATGGGCTATCTTTTCAATTAACTTCCCGTAGATCATTCTTCCACCTTCTTTTTAGGCCGGCCGCGCTTCGGCTTATCTTTTGCTTCTCTTAGCATCTGCATATAAGCAAGCTTTTCAAGTCTGCGCTTTTCTCTCTGTTTTCTTGTACTCATTTTTTTATTCCTCCGGGGCTGAAGTCCACGTCGTTGTGTCAGCGTCAAAGTAAGACGTAAAGCCGGTATTCATTTCAATGAACGAAGAACCGTTGCATACGCCGGTCGTTGGTTTCGTATCATCAGACGTACCGATAAACTGATAAAGCGTTTCGCTTCCCCGCTTTTCGCTCTTTAATACTGTAATCATTTTATTTCTCCTAAAAAAAATACGGGATAGAGCATACGCCCTATCCCGCAAATTAAGGTCAATTAAACCTTCGGCTGAAGTACAGCCATTGAAACTGTTGCGCTCGGCACAATAACGATCTTGCCCTTATTGGTGCCGGAAACATTCTTATACCGTGCGGAATCGAGCGTGAAGAACGTGTACTTGTTCTGTGCGATGGTCGGGATCGTCAGGTCGGCGGTACCGGCATAGCCGTTGCCAGCCTTAACGGTCAAGGACGCGCCGCCGGAAGCGGCCGTAGTAACAAGGAAAATCGTTCTTTCATCCAGCTGATCTGCCGGAATGATCGCGCCGTTAGTAGTGTCGGAAACCGATGTGAGAGTAAAGTCTGTCGCCTTTACGTTTGGCCCCATAGCCACAACATTAGTAATATCTACTGCTGCCATTCTTTACACCCCCTTTACGCGAAGTAAACATCGAGGTTTACGATCTCTTTAGGTTTAACGACTTTGCCATCATACAGGGAGTACCCCTTGACAGCATCCTGGAAGTAGCTGTCCGGTCTGTATGATTCAAGGTGCAGATAAGGCTTAACAAAAGCAATAGCTCTGTCAGTCTTAACCTGAATGTTGTATACCGTTCTGGAAGAACCGCCGATGGTTTCCGTTGTGGTATAAACATTGTTCGATTCCTTGATGGTGATGCCGGCGTATCTTCCGACGCGGCCGTTCTTCATCATCTCGGAGTTATTGGTATCCAGGTCAACATAAGCGTTCTTGAGCATCTGGATAAACTTAGGCGGAGCAGTCAGCGTAATGTTGTCTGTACGTCTTACGTTGTTCTCCAAAAGTCCCAGCAGCGCTTCGTCGATCGCTTCCAGAATGTTGATCTGTCCGGAAGAAGCAGTACCAACGACCGCTTCCTTAGCTGTACCGAATACCTTTGCTACGGCTGCATCTGCAACCAGGCCGCCGATGAAGCTGTCCTGCTTCTCAGCTACCTTGTACTTAACTCTCGTCATGTACTCGCCCAGCAGTCCGCTTCCGCCTTCTGCCTGGCGCTTTTCCAGGTCATCTACATAAAAAGCAAATTCTTCGATGTGTCTGACAGGCATTGTCTGTGACAGGTCCTGAATCGCTTCCGGTGTAGGAACCGCGTGCAGCTTCCCATCGGTGTAGGAAGTCAGAGTAGGCTCGCCCAGGCCCAGGATCTTGATAGTATCTCCAGGCTTCTTGGCAATACCCTCATACTTGTGATTTGTGTTTTCATAGAAAACGAGGTCTTTTTCCAGTTCCTTGTCAAACCAAGGCGCCCACGCTTCCGGAATGAATTTTTCGAGTGCCATGTGTGTTATCTCCTTCGTACCGAGAAGATATTATTTCCACTTAGAGAATGAATTAAATATCTTCTCCCAATTAGCTTGTTTTTCTTCCGGTGACATCTTGGCAACTTCCGCTTCGGTGTAGTAATCTTTCTGAGCCGGTTCCGCTTTTACCTTGCCTATTTCTTTAGGCGGCGTAGCTTCTTCAAGGCCCTTAAGGAAATTGATCGCGCCATAAGCTTCTTTGGCAGATAGACCTGCGGCAATATAGTTCGCATAATCTTCGCCTAAATCTTCAAGGCTATCAATCGACGGATCAACTTTTTGTAGCAGGATCAAATCTTCCCGCATGCGCTGTTCGATGCGGATATCTTCAAGCTCTTTTTTTAAGTTTGAAATTTCAATATCCTTGCCCTGTGATTCTTCCTCTTTGGAAAGTTTTGCTTCGATATCGTCCCGACTGTATCCAGACATTTGAGCAAGAGCTTCGATCTCGTCAAAATCATGCTCATTCGTGAATGAATCGATCGCACTCTGCCGTGCCTGAAGTCTTGCAAGCTCCGCTTTCACTTCCGCAAGTTCGGTTTCCTTTGCTTCGTTTTCACGCCGCATCTGTGCGAATCTTGCGTCCGCGTCGGTCTTGCCCTCGGACACCGGTTCGGCGGGTTCCGGTTCTTCTGCGCCTGTAACTTCCACTTCCGGTTCAGCGACTTCCGGAGTTTCTACGCTTGTGCTTTCTAATTCAGCCATTGTGTTACGTCCTTTCTATTAAATTTTCGGTACGTCAAACGGGTGTACCAAGCCTCTGTTATATTAAAAAAGCAGCTTTATTGCTGCCCTTCTAAACTATCCCATTGCTCCATCGCGCTCTGGACCGGATCAAACTCCGCTTCCTGCGTGAGCATCTGCTGTTGCTGCATCTGTTTACGCTTCGCGATAAGCTTTTCCATTTTCTGTTTAGGAATAATGCCGTTGTCTGAAGCGGCTTCTACGTATTCCTCAAACGTGATAAGCTGTTTATCAAGTACGCCGTCAAGCCAGTTCTGCTCCGCTTCCTTCGTCCACGGGCTGTCCTGTGATGTGTCGATTCTTACGACCGGGCGTATCTCGTCCCAATCTGCTTTTGATATACGTTCCAAAACGGTTACTTCCTCATTCGTCAGCGGATCAAGTACCTTCATTGGTACGTCAATGCCGTTAGGGTTATACACGGACCAAATCTCGACCGCGAGCCGTGCAAAGTCCTCAACAAAGGTTTTCATCTTTGCTACCTGCTCATTCAGCGGCAGCGCCGCCTGGTCGCGGATCGCGATGATCGCTGAAGCGGCTACTCTTGTAGGGTTGATGTTACCCATCGCCGTTTCGCCAGATCCGGAAAGTTCCTGTGTATATTCAATGAGCGAATCGACAAAGGACTTAGGTACACCATTGGCCTGTGCCGGCTCCAGATAATCAATCACCTGACGGACCGACTGTACGCCGCCCGATGACATTTCAAGTGGCGTTCCAACCTTCATCAATTCTTCCGGATTCGTCAGAGAATTGGCGTCATATACGATACGCGGGTACGCTGTGAGCTTAATGATAAGCTCGATACGCGCCAAAGTCTTGTTTACTACAAGCTGGTTCGGGATAAGCTGTTCTACTTCGGACAGTCCCCTTGCATCATTCGGGTAATCTTCCCATGAAATCTTTACAAACGGGTAAAGCTTTAGCGCATTACCCGGCGCGCCGCTGTGTTCTGTGGCCTGGACCGGATGCAATGGTTCAAATATGACAGAACGAGTGCATTTTGCGACGTTCACGATCCCGTCAACCTTTGTGAAATAGAAAATGACGGTCGACTTTGCGGTCGTTTCCTTTGTGTCAAGCTCTACTTCTTCCCTGTTTCCTACAAGGTTCTCTGTATCGCTGTCTGCCCGGATAAGCGCTATTTCTTCGTCTGACAGGCCGTTTTCTTCCGCCTGTTTACGGATAAGGTCTACCGCGATTCTCTGATAAACGATGATATAGGGCTGTTTTTGTATGTCTGTTTCCGATTCATCGCCGTAAAGCACGGTCGTATTCATCAGCTTTTGTACGTCGGCCATGTGTTTTGTGCCAAAATACAAAATTCCGTCGCCGGTAACGGCAGCATCCTTGATCGTGGACCAAAGAAGGCTATCCATGTTGGCGTGTTCCCATGCCTGGGAGAATAATTGATCCAGCCGTGCGTAGATATCGGTCTTGTCAGGATCGCCCATCGCGTCCGAGAAGTGCGCTACCATCGTATTCTGCGATACGGTGGAAACTTTATGCTTGATGATCGGCTTAATAAAGTTCAAAAACGGTAATTCGTCACCGTCTGCTTCCACGCCTTCCCATTGCCGGCCGCTAAAGAAGTTCCAGCACTTGTTGGTCCGGGTGATAAGCTGTTTTTTATTGATATAATCAATACCTTTTTCGTAAAGATTCCAATATTTGCAGTTTTCCATTTACTTTATCTCCATCTGCCCGTTGGATGTGCCGTCATATTGCTCGATATTGGCAAGTTTCGCCAGATCGCGCTTCATTTCTTCGGGCATTTCCGGTTTTTTCGTGCGTTTTGGCAGCGTAAAGGCCGGTTCTTCGGCTACTTTTTCCGGTTTTTCTGCCATTTTTACGCCGAGTTTCATAAAATATACATAAAAAAACGGGCTTGCAAGTAAATATGCGCCCAAAATACACGTAATTATAATCATTTGGAAAGGGCTGGGCAGTTTCGGGACATGCCCAGGTCCGTATGAGAAACATGAGAGGTTATATGATTGCTATTTTATCGCCTATACCGCTTGTTTTACGCTCTGTACGCACGTTGAACAGCGGTTTACGGGCGTATCGTTCCATTTTACGCGTGATCCTTCTAAAAGCGAGCCTTGAAACAGCCTGTGAAAAGCTGTCAACCATATCATCATGCTTGCCGTTAGGAAACGCCGCGCATTGCTCGATGAAGTCCCAGACAAAATTCTTGTCCTTTGGCAGATAAATGTTCCCTGCTTCTACCGTGAAAGATACCGCGTTTACCCGCGCTTCTTTCGATTTGTCCGGCGAAACCGGGATTATACCAAGTATCTTGTCCCGTAAGTACTGTATGATCGCCGTACCATTGGCCTTATCTTCTATCAGGATCGCGCTTACACGCGGGTAACGGGCTTTTAGAAGCTGTATCATCTTGACCGTAGCCATGAAGTTTAGATGCTCATTTACCAAATCTACAAGGTATATCCGGTTCTCTGTCTTGCCCCATACCGTGATCGCTACGTAGTCGTTCTGCTTTTCGTCCTTGAAGGCCGCGTCCACGCTCATTATCATGGTATCAAACTTAAGTAGCCCGTTCTCATAGTCCTTTTTCTCATAGAACTGCCACCACTCACGCTTTAGGATATTACCTTCCGCTGCCGTCGGCCGGCCCTGGTATAGCGCGTTCCATGTTCGCATGCCTTCTTCATCTACTAAAGACTGCTTGAAGTCGGCCAGCCATTCGTTTCCTTTGCCGATCTCAGGACAGATTGAATCGCCTATCTTTCTTCCTAAAGGATCGTTCTCATCCTCGCACTCGCAAGGTATGTTGATAACCGTGGTACGGTCCGGGTAGTATTCCATGATACGCCCGGCCAGATCATCTTCGTGCCAGCGCGTCATAATAAGGATTATCTTGTCCCCTGCACCCGCACGTGTCAGAATAGACTTCTGAAAATCAGACCACTTAGCGTTCCGGTCCTTCTCGGACTTCGCTTCTATGTCGTTCTTTACCGGGTCGTCTATGATTATCAGGTTCCCTGTATAACCGGTCAAGGCTGAGCCGTAACCACGCGAGATCATTATCCCTTTATGGTACGCTATCTTGTACTCTTTGCTCGTTTTCTTGTTCTTGTCTACCTCAACACCAAAGATGTACCCGAACTCCTTGACCTTCTCTAAGTTGGCCTTCCCAAATCGCTCCGCCAGATCATCGCCGTAGCTTACCTCGATTACCCCTTTGTCCGGGTTTCGCATGATCCACCAGCTTGGGAATGTTTCTGTTATCGTTGTACTCTTTCCCACCTGCGGCGGCGTGTTTAAGATAAGTATCTCAAAACTTTTGTCGTTCTCGCGCTCTACAAACTCTTGTACCGTATTACACAAGAACTTGTGTAGCTTGCTCGGATACCACGCCAGATCCTTCCGGCCATGATTGTGTACGTAGTCACAATAGTACAGGTAATTAGCCTGTATCTGCTTTAAGTATATCTCTTGCTCGTTCATAATACGCGTGGGGCGGTGCCGGACTTGAACCGGCTTGATGCCCTTCTTTCAACATAGGGAGCGATTACAGGCATCACGCTTCCAGTAGCAGTACCGCCCGCATTAGTTGTCGGCATTTTGTGGGCAACTCGCTTTTTTATAACAGAATATTTTTTGCGGCCTTTTTTTCGTTGCAGATTTTTTATTGGACGCTCGTTCGCGTGGTGCTCTCCCCTACCACAAAAAAACACCACACACCCGCCGCCATTGGGGAACGGAATCCGCGCGCGCCTGTGCCGGCTGCCCCGGTCGAGATCGCGCTTCTTCTTCTTTTCTTTTCACGTGTCCCGGACGGGCCGCCGGACCGCTTCACCACGCCGGAACCGCAGCCGGGGACCGCTGCCGCGCTGCCGCTTGGCGCCCTGTCAATTATAAATTGCCAGGCTGATTTTATATTTATACAAACGCTTTTGTATTATCCCGGCATTTCGTGATAGTTTTATGCATAGACTTGCATAAACATATATTTCAACTCCGCCGATAATCGTTATTTACGGCGGGGTTCTACTCAGATAGCCGCTTCAAAGCGTCTTTTGCTTCCGATATGCTGGCTACTTTGATAGTTAAGTTGTTGTTTGTAACGCTCCTGGCTGTTTCTCCCGTGTCGTCAAAACCGTGTTGTGCCTTCAATAAGAAGATATTACCGGCCGGGTTTCCCTTAGTATAGGCGGCCCTACGTTCTCGTTCTAATTGCAGCCTTAAGAGCGATTTTTCCAAAATCGTCGAGAACGGAAAAAGCAGCACCCGCACAACTTCCCCTGTTTCTTCTTCTACAAGATCGCACCAAGGCGCGCCGTCCTGCTCGTATATATCCCCTTCTTTAATCTGGTTCATATCTAAGAATGATTCGAGCATATAATCATAATCGCCGGCCTTCATTCTATAAAATGCTTCGGAATTAACACCGGCCGCCAGGATAATACCAGCGACCGCCGCCGGTTCGTGCTTTTCTTCACACGCTGCAAAGTAATTATTAATACGCTCATACATACCGGCAGCAAATTCTTGCTTATACTTAACAGCTTTACGCCGGGCCGCGGCCATGCTTTTATATTTGTCTATTAGTTCAGTATACGCGCCGGTCGATCTGACAATCTCGGCCGTGTTATATAGCTCTGGACTGTAAACGCCTTTAGGCACCCGGACCACCCCCGAAACCAGATTAAAAAAGGCGCCTTTTGCGCCCACTCTTACACCTATATAATACCACGTTGCGCGGCTCTGAATTTCAGAACGTTTTACGCCTGATCCGCGCCAGGCCGAAAAAAACCGCGCCCGCAAATCGTTGAAATTCCAACGTTCCGAAAAAAAGTTAAAAAAAATTGTAAAAAAAGTGTTGACAATACCACGCAGCGCGTAGTATTATATAGCCAGATAGAAAACCACACCAACCACACACCCGGCGCCAGCCGGCCACACGAAAGGAGAAAAAACCATGTTAAGAACAAACAGTAAAAAAGCCCGTCTGAACGTCCTGTCATATATGCAGGAATCCCGCGACCGTATCAAATCTGAGTATATCGCTTTTGAAGAAAACCCGGAAGAATACGACATAGAAACAGCGCCGGCCTTTTGCTACTACATGCGGCACGGTATGTTTTATCCGGAAGCCCTGCAGCACAACCCATGCTATCAGGCCGAACCGTATACAAGCGAATATACATTTTTTGAATATTGGGCCAAGGGCCTGAGCGGCTGCGGCATGTTTGATTATTGGTATTTCGGAAACGCCCGCGAGATCGTAGCCGAAATCCTGGAAGAAACCGAAGAAGAAAAGAACAAGTACACCGAAGAAGCCGCCGCCGATCTTCTTACCCGCCTTATCTACCGGGAAATGGTAGCCGGCAGCAACAAGCAAGCCTTTTAGAAAGCGCCTGACGAGTATTTGAAAATTAATACGAAACGCCCGCCCAGGGCGTCGCGCTAAACACCAACCACACCAAGAAAGGAGTTAAATAAAATGACTAAGAACACCGAGAAAAAGAACGTATCCGAAATTATTACGGATAGATTCGTCAAGGCCCTGGAAGGCGGTCAGATCCCGTGGGTCCGTCCGTGGGAGCTTTGGAACAGCTGGAGCCGGAACACCGGCGACGACTACCAGGGAGTTAATCAATTAACGCTGAGCGGCGGCGAATACGTAACATTCAAGCAGGCGAAGGCCGAAGGAATCACCATTAATAAGGGTGCCAAGTCTGAAATGATAGTCAAATATACAGACTATAGAAAGACAGTCACCGAGGAAGAAGCCAAGCAAATGGTACAGGAGTTTAAAATCCGGCCGGACCAGATCGAACACCTTGAAAACGGCAAGGCAAAAGTGCCGGCCCGGTCCATTAAGTATTATAACGTATTCAACATTGAAACATGTACCAACGGCGAGAAGAAGCACGACAAGCAGCAGCAGCGCCATACCTGGGACGCGATCGACAAGGCCGACGAGATAGCCGGCAAGTACATGAAGGCCGCGGGAATCGCTCAGAATGACGGCAGCAACAAGGCGTTTTACACCATGTTGGGCCATGATGTCACCCTGCCGCGCCGGGAGCAATTCAAAAGCGCTGAAGCGTTTTACTCAACAATGTTTCATGAATTGGTACATAGCACTTGGAATAAGGCCGGCCGGACGCTGGACGGGTACCACAAAAGCAAGCAGGCCCGCGCCCGTGAAGAACTTGTAGCCGAGATCGGCGCCGCATATATCATGTCATATCTGGGAATTGAAACAAGTTTCACGATTGAAAACAGTAACGCCTATGTAAAAGACTGGGCCGGATATCTGAAGAACGACGCCAACGCAATACTGTACGCAGCGCCGCAAGCGATCAAGGCGGCGGAAATGATAATCAAGGCGGCCGCATAAGGCCGCCAGGGGAAAGGAGTAAAAGACAATGAAAGTATACGCAACAACATACACCAACAAATGGAATGTCGAGGAACTTGACACCGGGAACATGCGCGCCCTATTTGACAACAAACGCGCTGCCGTTGACCGGTCCGGGATAATCAGAAACAACCGCTTTTATCTGACCGAGGAAGCCGCCAGAAAGTACATTAACAAGGAATACGTACCGGCGCGCGAGATCGTAAGAGTAGAGCATAGACAATTTGATTAAGAAAAAGGGCCGGGAAAGCCCCGGCCCGCCCTATCACACCAACCACGACGCGAAAGGGATAAAAAAATTATATCACACCAACCAAAAAAAAGGAATAAAAACATGTCAGGAATATTTACAGTCATTCTTTTTGGCCTATACCTTGCGGCCGCCTGGGAATACAGGTAAAATACACTTGAAAGGAGTGTGAACGATATGGATATAAAACAGATCAGGAAATTGACCGGATTATCGCAAGCAAAATTTGGCGAGCAGTACGGGATACCAAAGCGAACAATCGAGGACTGGGAGCGGGAGATCAGGACACCGCCGGAATACGTCGTTAAACTGTTAGAACGGGCAGTAAAGGAGGATTATAAGAAATGAGTTATATAATGGGAATCGTATTCATTGCCGGGCTGTATGCCTGGGGAAAAATTGACGAGATATTAAGCAAATAGACCGCGCGGCGGTCTATTTTCTATTGCGGATTAAAAATTCTTCCAGGGATTGCAGCGCGGGATCGCTGGTAGTAGGCGTAAAAGGTTCGGGCTGCTTTACAATGGAACTGGCCCAGATAGTACGCTCTGGTTTTATAGCTCTCAGAGCGTCTAATTGCCTGTTTAACGTGCGTAAAGTTTCAAGTTGATATTCTGACTTATATTGATTGTAAAGGCGCTCAAATCGAGCGATTTTAGCTTCCAGGTCGTTGATCTCCTGGTTGAGTATATGTTCTTTCATGGTAGCCGCCAATCTCTGGTGATAACATAATTTGACGTGGTATAGTCAAAAAGTTTATCGGCCAGCTTTGCAAGGGTATTATTTCGCATAGTGTAGCAGTAATCCCGATTCGTGTTATACTTAGCGCACCAAAGCCGGACAAACTCTGCGCGCGATCCGCGGGAAAAGTAAAAGCCCTGGATAAGCTCGCGCTCCGGAAGGGACAGCCCGGCAAAGGCATGATCTTTTGCTGCCTGTTTTGCTTCGATTTGGGATATCTCGGCCAGGATAGCGGACCGTTTTAATGTCACATTTTCCACCGGCCTGGAAATGTCATTGCTTCTGCCGGCGCTCTGCTTTATCTCGGATAGCTCCGGGATTGAATCAAGCTCTGCGCGTAGCTTGTCAAGCTGCGTATTCCATTCAAGGGAATCACGCAAAAACCGCTTTACGTCAAACGTCAAATAATCAATCATCGTCCAATACCTTTATTTCAACTTCGGTCCGGGGATTATCCTTGTCGTAAAACACCCGGCTGCCGTCAACTGACTGAATGATTTTATAATTATCATCGGCCAGAACCTCATACTTAACGAGTATATCATGCGTAGATTCCATTAGATTTGTCAGATCCACCCGGCGGCGTGTCGGCATGTAGTAAAGGCATTTCACATTACAGGCCCGGTCAATCTTCCTGCCCTTGTCTTTCAGAAAATACCCGGCCGCCTTTTCGTATTGTTTGTACTTTTCGCTCTGGGCAATAAATGGCCGGCGCGTTCCTGGGTTAATTAATATTCTCTGACTATTCTTTTTGGTTATCGGCGCCAATGGTATAGTAAATTTAATCATAGTTTTATAAATTCAATCTGTTTATCAGTCATACCCTTGCAAACGTACACGCTTTGAAAGTTCGGGGAATTGCCCGCGCACTCGTCATTGAAAAAGCGCATCCGCCCTTCCGGGATCAGTAACTCAAATTTATTATCTCTGAACAAACGCCACCGGACTTTTGAATCAAACAGGCCGTTAAAGTTCAGAATCATAGCAAACGGCGTTCCGGAATCAAACAACCTTTTCAAGATCGCTTCCCGCTTTGAAAACGGCGGGTTACTTACTATCGCGTCAAAAGCTGTTAGATCGTCTCGGTCGAAAAAGTCTGTCCCGGTAGCAATATGCGAGTATGTCACGTTGAAACCATGCGCGGTCAGGACAGTAACATAAGCACTTTCGCGGGTATCAAACGGGCATAGAATGTTTCTATACCCCCCCCCGGATCAGAAACGGGACAATACATTCAACATTTTCTGCCGGCGTGTACCATTCGTCCGTGTTGCTTTTCTTTATTACCTGTGAAAAAGTTTCAGCCATCCTTCTTTTCTCCTAAAGCGCAAAAGAAATCTGCAAATTCGTCAAGGTCCATATTAACGATTGTCAGGGCCGCGTGTCCGCAATAGAAAGAATCTTTTACGTATGGGTATATGATCTGGTATCTGCAATCCTTGCAATGCACGATCCCTTTGATAAATTTATCGTCGGCCCGGCAGGTAGTACAATCTTTGGTGCAATTTGTTATCGGCTTGCTGCACCGGTCACAATCTCCCGGACAATAATCCCCGTCGCACCTCTCCGGGGAATAGGCCCATTTACTTACACTCATTTTGCACCTCTCATGTCTGCCCCACAATTAGGGCAAAAGTTGTACTTCCATTCTGCGACACCATCGAATGTTGAGCCACATATAGGGCAACTTATCGTCATGTATGAACCTTTTGAACCACTTAAGTACGTCCACTCCCCCTGCGGTCTGCCTAAAATCCGTTCAAGAACCTTGTACTGTTCTTCTGCCGTCATGCATTGAAATTTCTTTTTCATGTCTGCTACAAAATTAGCGGTACAATTCCATTTCGTCTCGGCTTCGGCTGATGGCACATTTTTTAATATGTGTTCGGCAATTCCTTTATAATAGTCCATGTCTTTATAAATATTCCTGCACCCATCATCAAACGAATAATGTTCTGCCACCGCCCTTATTGCATCTGCTCTGCTTATTAAATCACCGTCCTTTGGTGATAATGCTTCTATTGCCATGTCTATGGCTATTGCGTAATTATATCCGTCTGAATCTTCGTTATATACTTCGTTCCACAAGTCTCGTAGTAGTTTTATTGCTTCTTCCCTTGTCATTCCGCACCGCCTTTCATTCTCGCACCGCACGATGGGCAGAAATCAAACTCTTCAATACTGTATACACCCCAACGATTGTGGCAACACGAACATTCTTTTAATTTGAGAAACTCCGTATCTATCCACTCACCTTGTACGGCTTCGGCTGACTTCGCATCTACTTCGCATCTACTTCGCAAGAGAGCATCGGCAAGCGTGTTCATGTTGTCTGTGGAAATTTTGTACTGAAAATCAAAATCGCACTCGTCTTTGTACTTGCACATGCCGCATTCTTCCCTTGCACACATCGTCAACCGCATAAGTGCTTCTCTGACTTCTTCTGTCATCGGTACGGCTTCGGCTGATGGGAGTGCCGACAATTCGCTTCTTACGGAACAAAGCCTTGACATTGGTGTCATATAATCCTTGCCTATGTAATCCTCAATAATTCCTATCGCATCGGCTCTGCTGATTAGGTCACTCATTGTTCTGCTCCTTCCGTTCTATGCCGATAGCGGCTTTTGCTTCGTCTTCCGTCCAGAAGACCGTACTTCCAAGTTTTCCTCTGTCACTTTTCGTGAACGGTCTTAACTTCACATACAACGTCCCTTCACCGCCAAGTGATATGTGACGCTTCCAGAAGTCAAGACACGATTTTGTGTCAACGAAGTGGTCCCAATATGTGCACGGAAATCTATATCTCTCTTTTGTTACATAAATCTTGTAGCAAGGTTTTCCGATTTTATCTGTCCACTCTGGCTCTGCCTTTAGTGCTTCTATTGCCATATCTAATGCTTCGTTTGATAATTTTGCCCACGCTTCACTTGCTTGTGGATATTTGTGATTTTCAATAAGGTGTATTGCTTCTTCCCTTGTCATTCCTCTACCTCGCATTCTTTTATACTTACGGCTTCACAACCAGTCTGCTCTCTCATAATTCTGTATGTAAGACACGGCTCGTTATAATATTCAAGCATTAGCCCTTGAACTAATATAAGAGCGAATCTCAACTCCATGTGATATGCTATGTGGTTTCCGTTATCGTCAATAACGCTGTATAATTGTCTGTCCATTATTCCTCTACCTCGCTTTCCTCTTTGTACGGCTTCGGTAAAGTTTTCCACGCAATCACGTTGCTGATATCACGATATCCATCGTTAGGAAAAATATCTTGCCATCTTCCACCGAATGTCATATTCCATTGAGCAGTACTGACCCATGTTCCATCATTGTCAAAAAGTGTTACTAAAAACTCACCGCTTACAAGTGGCAACCTCTCACTACATGGAATCCAATCGGCTTCGGCTGATGGGAGTGCGGATATATACTTGTGTATATAATCAAGTGATTTGCTTTTGCCAAGACCACTGTTGATAACTCTTTCAATGTACGCTGTCGCATCGGCTCGGCTGATTAAATCAACGTCTGTAGGGCGTTGTAGTGATTCTATTGCCATGTCTATGGCCATTGCGTAATTATATCCGTCTGAATCTTCGTTATATACTTCGTTCCACAAGTCTCGTAGTAGTTTTATTGCTTCTTCCCTTGTCATGGTTTTCTCCTTTCAATAAAAATCCGCCTTTTCCAAATCTTCTCTGAAGAACCATACCGCACTATCCCCAGTCCCGAGATAGCACTTTATTCCTACAAGGTCGGGGAAGTTCTCTCGCAGGAAGCACTTAAATTCTTCAAAGTCAAACTCGTCAAGTGAATATTCTCGCTCACTCCTGTAAGTGCCATATGATTCTTCTGGACGGTTATCAAACCATTCGTTGACCTTTGCTATATCTTCCTCATACATCGTGGTTCTCTCCTTTCTCCGTAAGAGCAAAAGTCATCGTCCTTTTGCGTGGTAATTACGGTTTGCCGTTCATGGCAGATGCCATACCCGTCGGATATATCTTTATAATATTTGCAATCCTTACACCTTACTACTTGTACTGCGTCTACTGTAGGTCTGTTCGGTATTATGCAACCAAGCACAAAGTCTGCTCCTTGTTTGCGCCCGTCTTGACACCAATCACAGAACCGTTGCAGTTCTTCCATCAATGCGTCTGCGTCTATTAGTCTCATAGCGTCACACTTTCTGGACCGGGATCTCGATCGGCCCTTCCCTTCTATTCAGCGGGCCATACGCGCAATAAAAATCTCCATACACAATGGCGTCCATTTCCTGGCAGCGCATAACAAGGCGCCCGCTGTCGTTGATCGTATTCTCGCAAAGCGCGCAATCCGCGCAGCATACTATCTCGGCCATTTCCTTATTTGGTTCTTCGTCTGCTACCAGGCGTATTGTTATTTCCCTGCCCTTGTTGGCGAGGATCTCCGCGATGGATAACGCCGTGTTTCGTTCTTCTTCCGGAAACTCCATCGGGTAATATTGTTCATCAACTATGTATTTCATTACGTCCCCCTATTCTGTGATTAAATCGTCGATTTTTATTTCGTCCCATGCTTCATCATGGGAATATGTTTTTCCTGTTACATCTTCAAGGCCCAGGATAAGCTCAACTATCTCGCCGTCCGGCGTCCGTATTAATTGGTTTCCCCGTTCATGCGCTTCAATATTTCGTATGCCCATATCGGCGTAGGCATCAAAGCGCCCTGCGTTATACCATTTGTGGTTCATCGCGTCGGTCATTTCAGCTTCGATCAAAGCGACGCGGTTATTGACAGCGTTTTCTATGTACGTAGTAACGTCTTTCTTCAGCGCTTCGTTCTCCGCTTCAGAAACAACAAGCTTCCTGGCAAGTGCCGCCGACGTCGCCTTCTCAGTTTCCAGCATGTAGGCCAGATTGTTTTTTTCTTCTGCGAGCCGGCCGTTCTCATACTCATAGGTTTGAATATTGAACACGTCTGTTATAAATTCTTTGAGCGTCATTTGTCTGCTCCCTTCTTTGTGAAAGTGATCTGAATCTTTTTACGTTGTCTGCCCGGTGTAAAGGCCGGGCATTTACCATCAACGATAAACAATCCTTCTTTCAGCCGTGAACTATTGGTGTCAAGTATGTATGAACACCCGTCGCTGCTTCCATGCTTGCATTGTGTGGCATAGGTGCATACCTGGATATGTCCGTTTATCTCCATGCTTTGCGTAGGAACCTCGTATCGCCTGATATATCTGCGCTCTTTTCTGACCTCGTAGCGCTGGCGGTCATAATCTCGTTTATGTTTTCTCTGGCAGTCCGGGCAGCGCGTTTGATGTTTATGCCGCCGTTCAAAGTCCCGCCCGCAATCAATACACTTTACGATCAAAACGGTAATTCTTCCTGCCCTAAAGCGGAAAAGCCCGGCGGATCCGCTTCAATGGTTTCAAAGTCATCTACGAAAATGACGTCTACATGTTCGGTCCGGCCGTCCTTCTCATACTCGCGCCAGTCATACCAGCCGTTCTTTATGTCAATCATTGACTTATTGGCTACTTCGACGCCGCGCCGGAACCTTGCTTCAAATCGCTTCTTGCGATAATCTCCGTTCTGGTTCTTCTTGCTCAGGTATACCGCATAAGATATAAACGGCGTACCATCACGTTTCATCTGTTCATTTCTGAACACCATCGCTTTACCTGTTACAGTAAGGTTCATTCAATCACTCCTTCCTAAAAAACTTCGGATATTTTCTTTTTGAGTAATAACTTATTCTTCATATCGTCCGGCATATCTGCCTTTTCAAAATCATCTCTTAAAAAGTCCGGCTTATATTCCGGGTATCGTTTTGGTTTCGGCTTATCCTTTTCGTCACGCCTGGCCCATGCCCTGATCGTCGCTAAATGATTTTTATAGGTTTTGCCGGTCGATGCCATGTATTCTGATAGGCGATTGATCCGTGCTTTATAATCCGGATATTCAGCCTTCAGTTTCTCAAATTCTTCGTCGGTTAATCGGACGTTATTATAATCACCATATATATTCTTTACATTCTTTACATTCTTTACATTCTTGTCTGTGTTCATTTGTTGTTCATTTGTTGTTCGTTTGTTGTTCATTTGTTGTTCACGTTGAGATGCCTTTTGCTGTTCAACGTTCGCACTATCGCTTTGGTAAACGCCCCATTTTTCAATAGTTACAACGGAAAATTTGTTGTTCGCCTTGATGTTCACGCAACCAAGCTTTTCAAGCAGTTTCATACAACGAAAAGTCATCGATTCTGTCATGTGCAATTCTTCCGCCGCTGTCTTTCGACCAAAAATAAACTGTCCTGCCTGGATCGGTACGGCTTGCATACCAACAATGGCATTACGGTCTTTATGCGATGCTTTACACAAACACCATACCCAGACTTTCAATAAATTAGGGTTCTCAAATACGTCTGATTTTAACGTCGATCTATATAACTTTATCCAATTACCATCACTCATAACTGCCCACCAATGACTTGTAATATTCGATTTCTTCCGGTGTATCTGTCGGTATTCCCAGGTCCTTACAATCCTCGATAAGCCCGTCTATCAGCTTTGAAAACTGCTTTTGATCGTAGCTTGATGAACCGTAGTAAAACTGAACATTCGTATAACCAGGGAACTTTGATTTGCCCAAGATCCTGTACTGATTACCAAGCCCGCCGTCCACGTGCCAGCGCAATATATCATTGAGCAATTCGTCCTGTATAGGCATAACGGTAGACACGCCATAATCCCTGATCGCCTGAAGGTATACGTCATCTTTTCGTACAAGAATGTCTTTTGATTCTGCGATTTTCCCGGCCAATACCCAGCAATAAGCATTGGCATCTAAAGACCGGCCCTTCTTCTTTGCTTTGATCTCTGCCGTGAATGTCTGGCCGTCATATTTATGCAGCATGTCAGACTGATATACGGCGTCATCAACAAAGAATGAAACCTTTATGCCGCCGGTTACAGCCGGTTCAAATCTCAGATCGTGCGCGTTGAACTTCATTTTTCCTTTTCAACCTCATAGCCTATATAGTTACGGCCAAATTCAGCTATAAACTGTTCCCTGGTCCCGACGTTTTCCTCGTACCATTCCTGACAATATTGCTTTAAGTGATGATCCAGAACACGCCAATTTTCTTCTGAACAATTAGCGCCGTTAGGATGCAACCGTTTATCCAGGGGAGCTATAAAACCGTACTTTTCGCTTCGTTTTCTATTAAAACCGCCGAAAACATGATGCCGTTCTATGTCGGAAGGGTTTTCATTATGAGATATAATGCACTTCTCCATATTGTCAGTAAAAATACTGTGCAGTTTTTTCATAGCTTCTTCCCTTTACGCATGGCCTTCAATAATTCTTTATGCTTTGGGAGATACACGCCCTTGATAAAGCTTTTATCGTATGGTATTTCTTGCATGTGGATTCGGTTTAATTCCACCGGCAGCAGCCCTTCTTCAACCGTTTCCGGATCGGGCTGTAAATAATACTCGTCCGCATGCAGCGGATAGTCTACGATATAAAGAGATTTGAACGGCGGCACGTTCCAGCGCTTCGCGTGTTCTTGCCAAACATACATCTGCAACTGAGCCTGTGCGTAGTATGCGTCTGTGACTTCAAATTCTTTATTATCCTTATGGGTTTTAACTTCGTAAATTGTGCCGTCCAAATCTCCGTCATAGTTTATACGGAGCCTAAGATCGTCGATAATAAGTTGACGGTCAAAAAACATATCAGGGGATATAGAGCGTAAGATTGAGTGCTCAAAATTAGTTCCGGCCCGCGTATAAATATTTCCGGTAAAGGTGGAATCAATATGCCCCAGCTTTACAAGATACCAATTCTGCCATGTTTTTGTGTGGCGTTTGTCCGATAGTACATTTGCGGCGTCTGATCCGCCAAAATACCAGGACCGGTCAAAATCATTTATCATAATGACTGTAAGTATTTAATGCCGTTCTCCAGGCGGTCATCTGTTAGCTCACCAAGATTGTTTACTTTTAGCTGTTCGCAAAGCTTCTCTATTCTGATATTTTTCTGTGCTGCCAAAGCTTCAACCTGCGTCAAAAGGTCAACACGGCTGGCCTTCTTGCGTGACTTTGAAGGTTTCGGTTCGCTGTCCTGATTCTTTATTGCATTAGCAACTTCTTCAGCGCTCGCGAAAGATGCGTCGATTCCGATCCCGCAAAGGCCAAGCGCCCTGCCTATGGCTGACGTTTCACAATTCTCTACGTAGCTTGTCTTGTTGATAAAGCTCGATGATGATTTTTCTTCTGCGTGTCCGGTCGCGATCTTTACTCCGTCAGAATCATAGACAGTAGCCTTCATTACTACGTGTTCGTCGGTTATATCTAATATCTCTGTTTCGATAAGCCCGCCAGGACAGATGGACCGGTACGCCTTTACACGTTCCGTTACCATTACATAATCCTTGCCCTTGACGTCGATGCTTGATAACTGCTTGTTAGCTTTTTCTAAATCTTCGTATTTCATTTACACACTCCATTCTGCCGGGCATGCGATTCGGCAGCGGCCGTTCTCATAGTCCCATGTTTCCTCATCAAATTCATAAAACTGGCAGCAATCAAACGATCTGTCGTTCTCGTCTACTTCGTAGCATTGCGATGATTCGCAATGGAACTTCAAATCTTCTGCCATATCTCTGTAAATATCGCTCATATCTTCCTTTCCTTACATAAGCGCGCCGACTTAAATAACGACTGAACAAAGTACCAACCACACAATCATCTGCTACAAAAAAGGAGGGCCGACGCGCTTATGTAATTATGCTCGCTTAAAAAGCGCAACATTTCTTTTAGATGTAATATCGTATGCCTTGCCGGACGCAACGATGCGGCCAGACTGCTTTAATTCCGTGATACGCGGTTTTACTGCGTTAAGATCCGTAAAGCCAAGCTTGTTTGCAATCATGCGTGCTGTCATTTCTTCATCGCCAAGAGCTTCAAGTATCATCTGCTGCCGCGGTCCCGGCGCAGTCTTTAGGTAGCTCTCTAACCTTGTTTCTTCTGTAATGCTCATTACTAAACCCCCATCCCATCAATAAAGTGGCAGCCTAAACCACCAAGGATAACAACGAGTGCCAATACCGCAACGGCTAATAATGTTTCGAACTTCATATCATCACCTCATATAATCAGCCAACGGCTTGATCTCTCCGCGCTTTAATTCCTTGTAGAATATCTCGCATGCTTCCGAATCTTTGTACGTTATGCCGGTTCGTGCATACTTGCATGTGCAGCGCTTTACTCTCTTGTCGTGCGGATCGTCCAGGTGCGGACAATGTTTGCACAAGTAATAAATTCCTTCCGCATGAAACTCGTCTGCTACCGTTTCAATAAATTCTGCTTTTTCTGTGTAGGTAATGATCCCGCAAAAGCCTTCCTTATTAGTCAACAGCTCAAAGTGCGGGCGGTTGCCTGACAGAAACTTCATGTGATCGTTTACTTCGTCCTGGAACACCTTTGCGTCGTCAGACTTTATGACTACGATCTGCTGATATTCTTCCTTCCGCATAAAAAAATACACCACCTTTCCTTAGATGATGTATTCTACACTTTATCTCGCTAAAATATCCGATTCTCATAATTTTCGGAATAGATAACGCGATAAAGCGCGAATACATCAAGATAAGTTATTCTTCTTTAGATTTCTTGTCGTCGCGGATAAGCTTTTCAATATATGAAGATATTGTCCGGCTGTCCGCTTCTGCCTGATCCTGGACGTATTTATAAAGGTCCTCATCGACAGTAATCGAAAATGCTTTTTTCATAATAAATCCTTTCTTCGCTACCTATTATATACGATATTATCACATAACGCAAGCACTTTTTTACATAAAAAAATACAGCGCCCGTTAAGGCGCTGTATTTCAGATGGTGTAAATCGAACCGTCGAAAGGAGTAAAAGTATGATAGGTTCTATACCATTATAATATGTTTCCACCGGATCAAATGCAAGCATTAACCCATAAGTTTTCTTTGGCGTCGTCTGTATGCTTCATCGAGTGCTGATTTATAGGTTTTACCTTTGGCCGGTTTATATCCATCGCCGGAAGCAACAAACATATCTTTGACATACTTAAACCAGTCTTGCTGTGCAGCGGCTCCAGATCCGCCGCCATAGCCCCAGCCGCCGCGTCCGCCGCCATAGCCGCGTCGTCCATATCCATGACCGCCACCGCCAAAGCTTCCGGTATCTCCGTCAAGGGACCAATCGCCATAATCGCCGTAAGGGTTCTGGGCCGTCGGGAAATAAAGCGCGAACAATGCGGCGCGCTCTTGTTTGGTTTTAGCTCCGCTTTTAGCTATCGCGTCTATGACTTCCTGTTCAGTAACATATCCTTTAGATGCGCCTTCTGCGCTAATGCCGTGTTTATTGGCCCACTTCTGAAGCTTTAGATCAGTCCAGCCATAGCCGGTAACAACGCAACGTGCCGGATTCGTCTTGTTTTCTACGCCTTCGATGTAATACGCCCGGTCCTTGAAACCTTCCTTAGCAAGCGACAATGCCTTTTCTGCGTAGTCCATTTCATTAGTATAGTCATACCCAAGCTTTTTACTTGCGGCAACGACGGCGCCATGCGTCTTTTTGTATTTCGCCATTGAGCCGCCGCTATCCAGATAGTTGTCTGTCCGCTGTCTTACATATTCCGGTACGCCATAAGCCTTATTATAATCGTCTGACTTGCCGGACGTAGCTGTAACCATTGCAATCGTATTCCAGTCGCAATTATTAGCGTGTTCTCCGGTCGCTCTGTTTGTAGCTCTAAGGTCCGCGTACCATTGCTTGTATTCTTTGGCGTTAAGCTGTCCGTTCTTTTTGAGCTTCAAATAACCTTTAAGAATATGGTTATTCTCTTTGCCCTGGTCGTTGGTCGATGTGTACGTAAAGTTACGTATCGCTGTATCAAGACCGAACTTTTCAATCGCAATGCCCTGTACGTCAACCTTGCTGTTTTTGCCGTTGATCGCGTCGGTCATAAGCTGGTTTTCAAGCCGCTTTAATTCACGCTTCAGGTTATATCTATCTTCCTTTGACATATCCTTATTATTGTCAACATAAGACAGCATTTCCTTAAACGTCATATTATCGTAGCCGTACTTGCATTGGAACGTCCTAAGCTGGCCCTTAGCCTTTTTATATGCGTCTGATCCTTTATCTTCCGAGTTATTCAGAAGGTTCAGCTTGTCGTAGTACTTGCTCTGCTTTTCGTAAAAGTCAGATGAAAGCCTGTTAGAGAATACGCTATCAACAACAAAGTTAGTTTCGAAGATCGTTCTTGCTACTCCGACGGCTCCGCTGTTAGGAACGACGGCCGATTGTTTCTTCAGGCCGATACCCATATCATAGGCAACGCCCATGTACGAATCGAGCATGTTATCAATCTTCTTCGGGGAGAAGTTGAATTTTCTGCAAAGCTTGTCATTCTTGCCAAGCCATATAGCAAGGGCCGACGTATTCTCGTCGTATACCTTCCACGATTCCCCCTTTTCGCATAGCTTCTGATCGTCCGCACTTTCGATTTGTCCGCCGTACCAGGTCTGATTCCGTGATACACGCCACATTGGGGAGAAGATATTATCTGATATAGGATTGACAGGTCCAATCTGGGACCAGCCGATTTTGAAGCAACTGATCCAGTCGTCAAGGTCTTTCAGGTCCCCATACTTCAGATTGCGGATAAAGTGAACTATTGGGTTCTGGATCGCGCCAATTTCTCTGGCCTTTGGTATCTTCAGGAACTTGCCGTCAAGGCCTTCGATGCCAAGCTTTTCCCCGAACCATGACAGCGGAATACAGTAATTACTATCCTTCTGGTAGTCTGTAAGATTCTGGTAGTCCTTATTATTAGCCATTACAGATTCCCAAACAACGGCCGGCATAGCAACCATACCAACGGCCTTTGCACCGAACAACATAAACTGCCGTCCAGACTTGCCCTTGTTATCCGTTACCATGACTTTGATTAGTTTGTCAAGGCCCTGTACTGCCGGATTAAAGAACGGGACAAAGGACCGGTTAAGTGCTTTGCCCACGATACCACTACGCGAGAAGTTAAGCGTTACTTCCTTTGAGTTATAAATCGCTTCCGCTATTACGTTACGATCCGCAAGGACCGAATCAATGGACCGTCCGTCACGCTTTGCGATACGGTCAACGGTTCCAATGAACTCCTGCATACGCGGTAACATTTCAAGCGCCGAATTGAACTTTTCAATTACTTTTAGCGGATTATAATTGGCAAGCTCGTTGATGCTTCTGCTGCCTTTGACTGATGTTACAAGCTGGTCGTATACGCCGCCGCCGGCCTTGTATGCCTGGTAATAATTGTTCTTGCCCAGGATCGCACCGATCGCTTTAGGAAATGCCTTGATATACGCACGTGTATTCTGCGAATATAATAAGGCCGTGGCCTGGTCCCTGATCGCGTTCTTTACGCCGAACACAACGGAATAGTCCGTGATCCATGCCTTAAATGCGCGGTTCACGACGCCCATTCCTTTTGTGAATCTAAACTCTGTGAACCAAAGTTTTTCTTCACCGGACCATTCGCGATAGCCTTTATACATGCTTTCTGTAATGTCAAGTTTCTGGGCCTTGCCGTCAACATAATAGATCGCGTGGTACTTGCCCGTTGCTTTGTCCGGGAAGGTCCACACGCAGCTATCCATGAACTGCTCCGGCGATACATTAGCCGGAATACTGGACGGTTTTACGCCCTGTAAATCGGCCAGCATCCGGAACATCTTGTTTGTTTCGGTCCGCTTCAATACCTGATTGCTTTTAGCGAGTGCCTGGTTATAAAGCGGGATAAGCTCATCGCCGTTAGCACCTTTGGCTTTTTTCATGCCCTTAGCTACGTCGATTGCCGATTCCGCGTCATCCATGATCGCTTTGAAGTCCGGCTCCGTGTTCCTAAAAGTAGGTACATAGTTAGGATATTTTAATCTTAATTCTGTCGCTGAAACAAGCCTATCCCCTACCCTTGTAACGCCCGTAAGTCCGGCTTCTGTTTCACGGTCCAGCAAATCGCTGAAAAACTTAACCATCTGCTGCTGGAAACCTTTTTCTCCTACAAGGTCATCACCGTATCTTGTTTCAAGATCATCAAGTACATTGATTATAGATTGTCTGTCGGTCAGTCCGTAGAATACTTCTGTGCCGTTATCCAGCCTGTCAAGGTCGTGCTTTAAGAAGCAGTAAAGCTCATAGTCCGCCCGCTTTTCGGCGTTCTTTTTACCTGTAATGCCAAAGCTCTTATAGATATCGAACACCTTTTCGCCTTCGGCCTTCGCAATCTGCTTAGAAATACGCACGTTATTGATCTGCACTCTGAACTTGTGGCCTATTTCATACGGCAGGGTTTTTGAGAACTTCTCAAAATCAGCAAATGAATCAACGAAACGCCGGTATAATCTGGACGCGCTCTTGAACGTTTTTTGCTCGCCCTTCTTTAATGTTTTGGTCGTTTCCTCGGTATCTTCTGCGACTTTGCCAACCTTGCCTTCAGACTGCGCCTTCTTAAAATCTTCCAGCGCATTTTCTTTGCCGATGGTTACGGCGTGTTCTTTCTTGCCTTCGGCATGTAATACTTTGTCAAGGTCCTCTTTGGATCGCTCGCCCTGGATCGTGATGTCATCATTAATATACGCGTAGCCGTTCTCGGATATGTCCGGCATCTTGGCCTGATACTCTGTGTCAAAGTCATAGAGTGCTGCTTTATACTCGTCCGATTCTTTGAAGTCAGCGGTAAGTTTCTCGCGTACTTCCTCGCGTTCCTTCAGAAAAGCTGCTTCGTCATCGCCGGTTATCTTGTGGATCGCCAGGTAATTCTCATCGACGCGTTTACCCATTTCTTCATTATATCTCAGAAGCTCGTTCAGAAGGTCCTCACGTTCTAACTTAGCATCTTCATGCGCCATCATATCGTAGAAGCTGGCTTTGTCCGGATTGAACTCTTTGATAGATTTGTTAAGCTCGTCTATCCGCGCGTCCACTTCTTCTAAGTGCTGCGAGTATTCCGTCGTGAGCTTTTCACGATCCGTGATAGCTTCGTCGTATTTCTTGAATTTTTCATACTCCGGCTGCGCGTTTATATGCTTCTCTGTTACGTCGTCGATGTATTCTTTCTGTTGTGTCTTGTACTCCTTAGTATCTTTGTACTCAGAAGGTGGCTCTGTAAGGCCCATATCTTCGATTTGAGCGTCTTTTTCTGCCTGTTCGATAAGTTGGGCCTCATCGTCTGCCATCTTGCTCAAAGCTTCGAATTGTTCATCGGACGTAGCCCTTAGCGCGGCCGCTTCGTCAGCATCGAGTGTCCGGTATGCAGCTTCGATATAATCATCTGCGAACTGCTTGTACGCCTGTTCGATCTCGTCCTCTGATAATTCTCTGACGGTGCTTTTCTCTGCGTCAAATGCCGCGTCCAAGATGCGCTGAAGCATATCCCCATCGGAATAAATATCTTCCGGGAACCGTTCAGGCGCGATCTCCTGTAAGTGATGGTAAAGCTCGTCGATGCTTTGGCCTTTAGATTTGGAAAATTTAACGCGGTTTCCGATGTCTGCCTTCCGCATACCGACTTCACGTTCAAGGAAATCATCTATTGTTCCTTTGATGCCACTAAGATTGACAGGGCTTGTGAAAAGATATTGTTTTATCTCGGTAGAAACCTTCGATGCTTCCGTTCCCTTGAACGAACCGTAGTCTACTTGTGTATCGACTTTCTTTGTTTCTCTTGCAAGTTTCTCTGCGATCTCACGCGCTGCGTCTGTATCTCCACGGCGTAACGCTTTAACAATATCGGTCATGCCGGTACGCAGTTTAGCGGCCATGCCCTTCCCTTTCAAAGTCGATGAAGAAGCGCGGATATCCTTTACTTCCTTGTTGATATTAGCCGTGATATCTTTTGTCATCGGCCGTTCCTTTGGCGCCTTGCCTGGGAAACTGTTGTCAATGATGCCGCCTTTTTCCGGCGCGGTCTTGATTTTCTCGGATATTTCCTGCGCGGTCCGTCTTGCTTCAGATACTCGGTTATCCAGCTTGTGGATATATTTCTGCTT